ATAGCTGATGCAATGGATTGCTCACATACAAGCGTAACACGTTACCTGAAAACAGCTTACAAGAAATTACGCAACAAGTTTATAGTATAAAATATAACATAAAGTGTTACATTTTAATACCTTATGAGAAGAAGTAAGCTAAATAGAAGGGTGTATAATGTGGTATAGCAGATTTAAGTCAACATTTTACAGGAGCCTTACTTTAGACTCTGAAACAAGAGGGTTTATAAAGCTCTTAAATACAATGCAGAGAATTGAAGGTTGTGGCTGAATAAGTCTAAACTAGGACTAAGGCACATGGTCGTCGGGGATTTTTTGCGTGAGGCTAACTGTGTAGCGCATTGAGTTGACGATGAAAAAAAGGAAGCAAATAAATAATCTTCCTGCTGTGATAATGTTCGTTACCCACATACTAACTTATAGTTAATGTGCATAGTTACGGGCATTTGGAGATAATGCAAATAATTCTCCCAACTTTCTTCTATCTCATCTACCACGAGTAGAAGGAGCAACGGGGTTGCTATAAACGGCATCCCCAGTATTTTATATGTCAAATATACTTAAAGAATTAGCTAAATTTGCAGAAGAACAAGCTGAACGCAGGTGTGTAGATAAACAAATTTTTATATGGTCTGTTATTTGTTTTTGTGATTTTTTAAGAAAACATAACTATGTATTGGTTTATAAAAAAGATGATAGAGAAGCTGACGTTTCACAACCATCCACTAAAGAGTGAAATCATAGAGCGCTGGGAAAAAGGTCAAACTTCACAGCATATATGTGAATGGCTTAAATTATCTCATAGCGAAATTACTCTAAGTCAACCTACTTTAGCAAAGCATTATAAGCGTTTTAGGGCAAACAAAAGAAGACTAGAATCGTCTGAAAATAAAGTATCATTAAAGAAAAAAGAACAAACTCCTATAGAAGATATATTGTGGGAGACAATTGACCAATGCAGACAGATGAAGAAAAGAAAAACTATTTCTGTTAAAGATTGGCAATATTTAGACCAGCAATGTCAATCAGCACTAGAAAAACTAATAAGAGTAGCAGATGCAAGTGGTGGAACTAAGGATATTTCTTCTGTTTTATCAGATATATTTTCTAAACTAGAATCAGGTGAATCTGTTGAGATTGATAGACCTGCAAAAAGAGAATTAACTGAACAGGAAAAACTAAAGATTACGCAGGACATAGACAATGAAAATAAACCTGAAGGACAAGAGCTCCTGGTTACCTAAGTTTATAGAGTTGATGTTCACTTTTGAAGGGCAAAAAGTAGTATTATACGACTATCAAATAAAATTCTTATTAGATGAATCTCCGTTTAGAATTATAATGAAGGCAAGACAACTTGGACTGTCATGGATTATAGCTCTTGAGGGATTAATAGCCGCTCTTACTAAACCATATCAAACTATTTTATTTGTATCTTCTGGCGAAGAGGCCGCAAAACGTGTTCTATCTTATGTATATTCTTTTGTAAATGGAATGCCTGCCAGACCTAAAATGCTGGTCAATTCAATGACAGAGTGTAAGTTTGCTAATCAGTCGAGAATAGTAAGTCTTCCTAATAACCCAAGAACAACTAGAGGTTTTCGCGCACACAAGATTTATCTTGATGAGTTCGCAGCCTTACTTAATGATGGAGAAATAATAGCAGCCATACAGCCATCAATATCTCGTGGCGGAGAAATGACAATTCTTTCGACTCCTAAAGGTAGGGCTAATCGCTTTTGGGATATATGGGACGATGAGTCATTAGGATATTCTCGTCATAGAATTGATTGGACACAATGCCCTGATAAAGAATATCGTAAAATGATTAAGCGTATGATGAAAAATATGCTTGATTTAGATTTTCGTCAGGAGTATTGTGCGGATCCCTCTATTAGTGATATGGCGTTTTTTACAAGAGAACTGCTTAAAGAAATTATTAATCCTGACGCATTTTATTTTAGTAGTCTTGAAACAAAAAACAAAGTTACAATGGGTATAGATTTTGGAAAGCAAGTTTCATCTACGGCAATTACAATTGCAGAGCAATGTGATGATATTGTAAGAATAAGATTGCAAGAAGAATTACGCAATATGCCTTATGATTTTGCTGTTGGAGAAAAATCTACTCAGTTAAAAAGAATAGCTGAAATAAATAATGTTTTCAATGTTGATGAAATAATTATAGATGCAACAGGTGTCGGTGTTAGACTTGAAGAAGATATGCGTAGATTGTTTGGGGCTAAGGTTGAACCAATAATATTTACAAACAAATCAAAAGAAATTTTAATCACAAATTTTAAAATTCTTTGCGAGAAACAGGCAATTGAATTAGTTAATGATACTGAGTTTATAGCACAATTACTTTCCCTTGAAAGAGATTTAACTCCTTCTGGAAATATACGCTATAAACATATCAAGGGAAAAAAAGATGATAGAGTTTGGAGTGCAGCCTTAGCTGTAAAAGACATGCTAAGACCAAACGTTACAGGTGGTTGCGTCTACGGTGGCTCAACTATAGCAAGTGGTGTTAATCGTCATTTAGAGACACTACAACCAATGCGAGAGCCTCACATACTCATAGGATAATAAAATATGCCAATCTCAATGTTTAGCAAAAAGAAAGTTTTATACCAATCTGGTCAAGTAAAGACCAAAGAGGTTGCATTGCAAACTATAAATTGGGACAACCTTTCTCAAGAATCATATAATCCAGATGCAGTTGGAGTAAGTACATATAAAAATATGATGAAAGACGCAGAGGTAAAGGCAGCCTTTAGTCTTATTAAGTTTTCTACCTTATCTAGAAATTGGAAAGTTGTTTATTCTGAGAAAGCAAAAGATAGCGAAGAAATTGTAAAATTCTTACGTTATTGCTTTGACCATATGGACGGAAGACTTAACGGTAGTTTATCAAATTTTCTATATGCAATTCCATATGGATTTGCTGTTAGTGAAATAGTTTATAAGATAATAAAAGAAGGTGAGTTTTCAGGCAAGGTTGGAATTAGAAAAATAAAGGGATTAGACCCAGAAACAATAGCATTTAAAACTGACAAATATGGAAATTTAAAAAATGTTTATCAAGAACCACAGGAAATTGGTTCTGAGAAAATTGATTTACCATTAGATAGATTAATTGTTTATACTAATGAAAAAGAGTTTGGAAATTACTATGGAAATTCACGACTTCGTTCTGTATATAAAAATTGGTTTATAAAAGACGCTGTTACTAAGTTTTGGAATATAGCCTTAGAGCGATTTGGAATGCCTATGCTAATAGGTAGAGTTCCTAGTCCTAAGGATTTAGATGAAATGCGCACTACTCTAATGAATGCTCAAGCAAAGTCATCTTTGGCAACTGTTGAAGGTTGGGAAATTAGCACACTTGAAACAGGAATTGGTCGTTCAAGTGGCGGTGATTATAAGTCGTGTCTAGATTATCACAATGGTCAGATATGCAAAGGAATGCTAATACCTGAATCACTTGTTGGTGGTGCAGCCGGTGGAAGCTTTGCAAAGGCAAAAGTAGGCTTTGATTTGTTCGTATTAATGCTAAAATCTCTTGAAACAGATTTATGTGGTATAGTAGAGCAGTATTTGATTAAACCACTTCTTGTGTACAACTTTGGAGAATTAGACGAGTATCCACAATTTGTGTTTGAACCACTTACAAAAGCTGAGTTCTTAGAACTAGCTAAAGTGTTCTCACTATTAGTTAGAAACGGCGTTGTTGGAGCTGATGAAAGTTGGATACGAGATATGCTTAGAGTTCCTAAGCGCTCCGAAACTTCTGTTTCTAGTGATACGCGCAATGTTGATAGTGGAGAAGAAGAGGGTAAAAATCCACCACCTGAAACTAAAATTATAAAAACAGAAGAAGATGGAAAGGTTATAGAGTCCCCTAAAAACAAGAGAACAGTGAAAAAGAAAACGCAACAGGTAAAGGTTCCACAAACATCACGTTCTTCTGGAATGTAATATGAAGACTAAGCTTAGCAAGCCAAAAAAGGCTAAAAAGCCTAAAAAAGTTAAATTTAAGTAGGAGAGATTAAATGCCTTGGACTATACAGGATGTTGAAAAACACAAGAAGGACCTTACGAATCAACAAAAAGAAAAATGGGTAGTTGTCGCAAATTCTGTACGCAAATCATGTATGGCGAAAGGTGAAAGCGAAAAAGTTTGTGACGTTAAAGCAATTAAAGCAGCCAATGTAAAAGCAGTTATGAGTAATGATGTAGAAGCCATTGTAAATTTTGACAGCACAATTAAGACTAGCGACCTAAAGTCACTTGAAACAGAAACTACAGACGAAGGCTTGCTGATTAAGAGTTTGCCTGTTTTTAAAGCTGGTGTTTATCGTGATATTATATATAGTGAAGATTATATAGACAGAAATTTTATTGGTCAGTTCAGAGAAGATGATGATGTTCCTGTACAAGCAGACCACAGTTCAAGTGTTTTTGCAACATTAGGATGGGTAAAAAGTTTAAAAAGAAAATCAAAGATGATGTACGCTGACTTTTTACTATCAGATGATAATGCAATTGCTAGATGGAAAAAAGGATTATTGAAGAAGTTTTCAATTAGCGTTGACACCATTAATGACAAAGTAAGAGAAATAAGCATAGTTGCGTTTCCTTATGTAAAATCAGCAAGAGTCCACAATGATGTTGATGTAAATGAAAATGAAGACAATCTAAATATTAATGCTACAGAAATAAATGGTTCATATTTCGTCACTATAGAGGGCGAACAGTTTGAAGCAAAGAAAAATGAAGAAAATTTATGGTTTTTCTTCCCAATCAGCAGAAGAGATAAAGATGGTGAGATAGTACAGGAAGAAAGCATAAATATTACAGATGAAGATATTGACAACATAGACATCAAGGAAGACATTGCTAGTGATGATGACTATGGTGTTGATGAAGAAGGCGAATCATTTGCGCAAGAAGATTTTGCAAAATGGTCAGCTAAATACAAAAACTCTCTCCCTGACTCTAGCTTTTTACTCGTTAAACGTCCTGTCAGAGATAAAAATAGAGACAGAGCATTACCTATTAAAGATAGTAGTGGTAAATTTTCTCGTTCCCACGTGCAGAATGCACTTTCGAGAATAGACCAAGTAAAAGATTTTTCGTCTGATAGTATTACAACAGCGAAAAAACGTTTAACACGCATTTCAAATAAGCTAGGAGTGCAGATTGAATCCAAACATAGTGAGGATAATGTAATGAAGATTGAAGATTTAAAGAAAATTGATTTGTCTAAGCTTACAGGAGAGGGCTCAGAACTCTTTAAAGAAGCATTAGAACAGATTGGTACTATAGAAAAAGCAAGAGACGAAGCAGTCTCTAAGCTTTCTGCTGCCGAAAAACTAAACGAGAAGTATGTAGCGGAAGCAAAGGAAAGCAAGATAAACGAAGCACTTTCTAAATTAAAGACCGAAGGAAAGATAGTTCCTGCTCAAGAGGAATCTATTAAGGCTTTTATGAAGACACTTAGTGCTGATAAGATTGATAACTTTGAAAAAGTTTTATCTGATGGTAAGGTTGCTATTGATTTAAGCGAAACAGGCTTAGGTGAAGGCGAAGACTCAACATCAAATAAAGATACCTTAGACATAGATAAGTTAAGTGCCGTTGATATTAATGCCATAGCAGAAAAACTTGCTAGTGAGCATAGTGTAGATTTTCACACTGCACTTGATTGGTGCTACGACGATGGTAAGGTAAATAAAGCAGGTAAATTGATAGAATAAGTTTTATCAATTTCTGATATAGTGACGTTAGTAGTATTAAATAACGTCTAACATAGCATACGAAAGGTATGATGATATGAGCGTTTCTGAAACGTATGCAGGTAACATACAAGTAATTACTGGCGGCGATAAGTACAGCTTTAAAGCGTCTGGTACTCTTAACGAAGGTCGACTTGTCGAGCTTAATACAGATGTAACAGATGTTATAACAGTCGAGCAGGCATCAGAGAATTCTAAAACGGTTCTTGGTTATGTTGGCGCTGACTGGGAAGCTGGAGATTATGCTGTCGTATATACTGGTGGTGTTTCCCGCTTAGAAGATAGTGGTTCTGCGATTGCTATTGGTGCAAGAGTTGCATCGGCTGCTGATGGTAAGATTAAAACATTCCCATCTGGATCCGAGGCTGCTATTGCTGGAGTTGCTCTAGAAGCAATTAGTGCATCTGAGTTTGGCAAAGTTTTTGTAAACATTTGCTATAACGATTAATCAGGAAGGAAGATAGACGATGATTAGTTATGAAGTTTTAGGTGACTTACAACCTAAAAAGCTTACGGGAATCGCTGTCAAGAAAACTCAGGGCGAAATGTTCGCTACTGATTTCCTGCCTGAACGTCCTTTCCCAGAATGGTCTGGTTATTACAAGACTTGGAATAACATTGGTTTCGGTCAAATCGCTCCAGAAGTTGGTGAGTCCGCTCCTGACGAATTGCTGAATACTGATTATGTTGAAGAATCGTTCACGATGAAAGAATACCGCATTGGTGGTAGACTTTCTGAAAGAGCAATTAAGTTTTTAATGGCTAAAGATTCAACAGTACATCGAAGTGCAGGACAATCTCTTGTACGAGATGAAATTGAGTTTTTGGCTGATACATTACGTCTCAGAGAAGAGAAGACCATCATAGACGCCATAGTAAACGTAACTGGTAAATCCACTGCGGTTACTAATTCGGCTAATGGAAGATGGGATTTATCTACAGGTACTCCTGTTACTGACATAAGAACTGCAATCAAGAATATCAGAGAAGAGTGGCATACTCAGCCTGATACACTTTTGATTACTCCTCAAATCGAACTTGATTTGTTGACTCATGCAGATGTCACTGACATCGTGAAGTATAATGGAAGTGTTGGTTTAGGTGCTGGCATTATACAGTCACAGGGTATCTCAAAAGGTATTCCTAATTTCTTAGGCTTAAACGTCTATGTTACTGATGTTGTTACAACTAATATGATTCCTATTCAGAACGTTGCAACTACAGCCAGAGCAGAGTCTAGACTTATCGAAGACAACTATGCGGTTGTTTTCAAGAAAGGTCCTTCAACGGGATTAACTTATGTAGCTGAACCTCTGACTACTAGAAGATGGTTTGAAAATGAATATCGCTCATTGCGTGTCCAGCTTTTCAAAACATTGACTTGTGTTGTATTTCGGCCAAAACAAATCGCTCTCAT